GGAAGGTGCGACATCAAATGTATAAGCAGTCTCCTTACCTACCTACTCATAGCGACAAGGTTAAGTACCACCTTGATGAATTAAAGAAGTTGGGTATCAATATAAAAATAGTAGCTACTGCTGATTGTAAATAAATTTGTGTACATTCGTATCAAATCAAAACAACTATGGATATTAAAGACCAATACTTGAACTTGTGCGAGGCACGAGTTGAAGCCCTCACCAAAGAGATGAACCACCTAAAGATGTTTATCATTAGAGACTATGCTCGTAAGGGTATAGATGCATCAACTGTTATGGATATGTTTAACGCATACAAAATCAATGAAGACCGTAGTAAAAATTAAGCAAACTGAATACCCAGAACAATATGAAATCAACGAACAAACCTTACAAGACCACTTCTACCTACACTTCGGATTTCCCGATGACAGAAGACTCTTCAAACGATTCAACGGCAATGCCCTCTCAAAGTACCACAAGCCAGAAGTTGACACCAAGTTACTATTTAGGTAAGTACAAAGGCATTGAGGCTTTTGATGTGTGTATGGACTTTGCAAGAGACTCTTACAATATGGGGGTAGCTATCGCCTACTTGCTACGAGCAGGTAAGAAAGAAGACAATCCTAAAGCACAGGACATCTTAAAGGCTATTCACCATTTAGAAAAAGAATTGGAATATGAACGAATTAACGCTCTCCCTCACGCTACCGAAGACAATAAGTCTTAACGCACTCTACGCAGGTAAGCATTGGACATTTAGAAAAAAAACAAAAGATGAATATAAAAAAATCGTTGAAGCAGAATTGGCTCGTTATGACCACCATTTTGCAGAGAGTATGTCTATCCATATTAGGTACAATACTCGTGCCGATGTGGACAATCTTGTTCTTGTCTCAAAATTTACTGCTGATACTCTCGTTGCTAACGGATGGATTGCAGACGATAGTCCTAAATACTATCACAGGCTCACTATCACTTTTGACAAGAGCGTTGAAAAGAATTATTGTGAAGTTGAGGTTAGATTAACCAATGCAACCTTGCAGGAATAAACATTTTTATTAACTTTGAATCATTAACTAAATTATATATGATGACTAAAACATCTATTGTCAAGGACATTAAGTCCGCAGGAGAACCGTACAACGGTCAGTATGGAACACTTTATGGGTTCTATGTAACATTTGAAAATGGAGATAATGGTAAGTACAACTCCAAAGACCCGAACCAAACAAAGTTTGCAGTAGGACAAGAGGCTACTTACGATTACATCCCAAGAGAGTACAATGGTAAGACCTACTACACGGTCAAGCCTGTTAACCCACAATACGCAAATGTAGACTCACAGAGTGGTTCTAACGGCACATCTGCACCAAGTGGTACACATACCTCTAAAGACGAATCAATCATTCGCCAAACGGCTCTCAAGGCAGCAGCCGAGATTGGTGGAACACCGCAAGTAGTAATTGCGAATGCTCAACTCTTTGCTGATTGGGTTATGAAGAAAGGCGCAGCCCAAGCCACTACAACTCATCAGCAACACTTTCAAGGAAGAGAAGAACCTCAACCTGTAGCGGATGGTTTGCCATTCTAAAGAAAGAACTATATTAGGGGGGCGCACTTGCGCTCCCTTTTTAACTTAAACCAACTATGTCAAAAATATCTTATGCCGATGTGTTCGGTAAACTTGACGATGTCCGAATGGGCAAAGTCAAAGAAGGTCTCAAGTTCGGGCAATGGAATTTAGATGACCACCTACGCTTCAAGCGAGGTAATTTCAATGTAGTATTAGGACACGCAAATGTTGGTAAGACCTCCGTGATGTTGTACCTAATGTTATTGCAAACAATAGTCAACGATATTAAGTGGCTCGTATTCAGTTCCGAGAACACACCTGTATCTCTCGCAAAGAAGCTCTCGGAGTTCTTCTTGGGTAAACCCATTAATAAGATAGATGAAGATGAGTTCCAGATGGCTCTTGATTTAGTTCAAAGATATTTTGTTATCATTGACACTGATAAGAAGATGTACACCTACAAGGATTTAATTGAGGAGGCTACAGACATCTACCACGAAGAAGGCTTTGATGGATTCTTAATTGACCCTTACAACTCGTTAACGAAAGACAAAGAGATGTTCAAAACACTTGGCGGTCACGAGTACGATTATGAGGTAAGTACCCACTTTAGGAATTGGGCAAAGCAACACGATGTAAGTATCTGGCTTAATGCTCACGCAGTAACCAATGCTTTAAGAATGAAGCACTCCGCAGGACACGAGTACGCAGGTCACCCTATGCCACCAAGCGCAGCAGATATTGAGGGCGGTGGTAAGTTCGTTAACAGGGCTGATGACTTTGTAGTGATACATCGTTATATTCAACACCCTACCGAATGGATGTACAACCAAGTACACATACGCAAGGTGAAAGAGGTGGAGACAGGTGGAAGACCTACAGCATTAGATGAGCCTGTAAGATTTAGAAGTGTACCTAACAATGTAGGTTTTGAGATACACGGTGAGAATCTAATCACCAAGAAAGAAAAGAAACAAAGCAATTTACCTTTTAAAGATGGATGAATTAAAGCAAGAAGATTACAGTAGGG